CGGTTTTCCTGTTGGTATAGTAGGTTTTCTCGTTCCTTTCTCGGTGTTTGCGTTCTCATTTTGCTGAGGTTGCTGGTGTCTTGAGTTGCTGCTGCTGTTGTGAATGCAATGGCTCTATATCGAACCCCCTTTGGTGTTTTACCCGACCCTAGGCCATACCTTGGGTCCTTTGGGAGATCGGTGTGCAGCTACATTGGCGATACTCTGTTTCGTGATAATCCAATTGCACGAAATGTCCGCGTTTTGGAGGGTGTCCGTCGTAAGCTCTTCGGACCGGATGTGGTGTATACTTGGATGGACGCAGGGTGTTATTGGGGCGATCTGGTTGAACATGACTGGCCTTTTGCTAGTACTCGATGCGATTTCTTTGGTGGTACGCGTGAGACGCTGGCATTTCTTGCTTTTGCCTTTGGGTGTTTTACGATTCTCATATGTTGCTTGGCGTGTGTACGATTATGGTATTTGGAGACCCCTGTTGGTCGGTCCATTCGTTCTCGCATCCTTAAAGCAGCTATGGGTTATAGCAAACAACCCAATTTGGAGGCATCTGTGGTAAGGTCAGCGTTCATGAATTGCCTTCCCGTAGTTTCCAAGTGGAAGGCTCGCAACCACTCGCATCCAGAATCAGCCCAAGTCAGAAGCATGAGCAACAAATCCATCGCTCTCTTCTGTCGAACCCTGGGATTGGAACCATACTTCGTGCAGCAGAGCCGCTCTGACGCCAGGTCTGGCGCCCGTGGCTGCCGCACGTGGTTTTGGGCAAAAGACGTTAGTACAGACATGTCCTCATTCATGCATAGACAAGACCAAGCTTACTGTTTGGTCGATGTAGACATGTACTTGGACATGCCGAATTTCATCGCTCGTTACCCCGCCATCTACCTGATATCCACGTTCCAACCGTCGTCGGTGAGTGCCGTCACCAATGAGTTCAAGTTTACCTTTAACTCTGAGGATGAGGTCATCTATGACGTGCTGGGTGGAGCCAGATATGTTCATAAGGTGTGGAACTACAGCGCTGACGTCTACATAGCCCGTGCTCGGGTCTGGTGGCCGTACCTGGGACTCATTTGGCGCACGACGGTGTACAATGTCGATCGTCGCCAAATAGCAGGACACCACCAGATAATCTGCCTCAGTCCCGTCAAAACCTTTTGCACACCGCTATTCTCGTGCAAATGGCTTTTAGACGGGGCTGAGCTCTGTCGCCTCCGAGTGGTGACAGGGGGGGCACTTCGACTGAGTGTCAATTCGCCTGAGGGGTTTAAGGTTTCAACCTGTGGAATCGGTCAATACAATTCTGCCACGGTCGATCAAGTAGTTGACGACACGTTAGCATCGTTGGCCCGTCTCCACACTACCCCCCTGACGGTGGCGCAAGTGCGAACCACCACTGGCCTAGCTGACCCCAACGTAGCTGTCCCGCTCACTGAGTATCATCGCGCTGCGTCTCTTGAGCAGCCCGATCGTGTGGTCCCGACTTCTGAGGCCATACATAGGTACCAGTTTTATCCACGCAATTACGACCCATCTGCGAAGCCCTCAATGGTCGCGTTCATGTCCCCCATAGTCGATGGTGCTTATTCCCCTGACAAATGTGTGAACAATGACGCAGCCGCTGTCGCGCTTCGGGTCGAGAGCGTGAAGTCACCGGAGTTGGCCATGACACCCTTTATTCTTGATTGTATTAAAGAGTTTATCGGGTTCTTGGTCCCCCCTGGTGAACATCAGAAGCATTTCCCCGTTGATTTGGACGAGGTGTACGAACGGCAGAAACGTCCAACCCAACGCCGCATTTTGGAATCGGTCGAGAATCTTGTCGGAGACGCCAGTGGTGCCCCGTCCAAGACATTCCAGAAGCAGGAAACGTATCAGAAGGTCAGCGCCCCGAGAATTATCACTACCATCGAGGCCGTTAACAAGCTGCACTATTCTTCTTTCGTGTACTCTTTGACTCAGTGTCTTCGAGCTACGCGCTGGTACGCTTTCGGGAAAACGCCAGTGGAATTGTCTCAGCGTGTGGCTGAGATATGCACGGGAGCTAAGGTCAACGCCGGTATGGCTGACGCTGACAAAATGGACGGGCGTGTGAGCAACCTGCTTCGGACTGCCGAGCAGATGTTTGCCACCGCCTGGTTTCATCCCACCGTGCACTCACGATTGTTGGAACAGATGCAGAAACAGCAGCAGGGGAAGGCCGTCACTGGCTTTGGGCTTACTTATGCCACTGAGTATATCCGTCTCTCAGGTTCTCCCGAAACAGCTGATCTGAATTCCTTCGACACTGGCCTCATTGCGTACACCAACTACCGGCGAACGGTAAATCCGAACACCGGTGTTTTCCACACCCCAGAGGAAGCTTATGCCTCCGTTGGGATCGTCGGTGGGGACGATTCTGCCTTGGCAGATGTGGACCCCGCGATATTGACTGAGACCGCTGCCATGTATGGTCAGAAATATGAGGTCGAAATCATCGCACGGGGTAAACCAGGCGTCAATTTCCTCGCCCGTATTTACGGGCCCGACGTTTGGGTTGGTGATATGAATTCCATGTGTGATTTGCGACGCCAGCTCTCTAAGTTCCACACCGCTGTGGCACTGCCTGGGGACATCCCCGCCATGAAGAAGCTGGCCATCAAAGCCTTCTCGTACTGGTTGACCGACCAGCACACACCTGTGTTAGGTGAGTTGGCTGAGTGTGTCGTGAAGAACTTTCCCCACCTGCTGAAGGACGTGACGCAGGATGCTTATGTTAGGTCTGAATTGGCGACCTATTTCGCATTCTTTCCCAAGGACGTCCAGTTCCCGAACTCGTTCGCTGACTGGATGGAGGACATAGTGGACCGTGACCTACACGGCTTCGATCGACGACGTTTTACCCGTTGGTTGAAGGACGCTGCAGAGGAAAATGCTTCTCTGCTAACGCCTCCGCTGTGCCTTGCTCACGAACCTCCAGCTCTGCCTAAGGTCGCTGCTGTTGTGGATGGTGATGTCCTGCCTGCCGCCGATGGCAAGTGGGATGAGGAAATGCCATCATCCAAACCTGCGGCCAAACCCATGGAGCCCACTGCTCCTCCCAAGGTTTGCTTCGATTTTCGTAAGAGCGGCAAATGCAAGTGGGGAGCTAAGTGTAAGTTCGTGCACGAACCAGCGCGCACGTAGGCTCCACGTGGCCTCGACTAGGGGCAGGACACGTTCTTTGGGGTGTCCTGTTCGATTTTAACATCTTCACTGCTCTTTTCCCCTAGTCTTGAAAATCGAAAACTCACGGCCCGAGACGCCATGCCCAAGAAATCTAAAGCCAAGCCGCCCCGTGCCCCGAAGCAGAAACCCAAACGCTCCCAGACGCCCAAGCGAGGTATTGTCAAAGGCCTCAAGTCTGGCAAACCTGCTTCCGGTTCAGGCGGTTACGCTGAGGACATTGGTTCCTCGATCGGATCTTGGCTGGGCCAAAAGGCCGGCGGTTTGTTCAAACGTATCACCGGCCTTGGCGACTACCGTGTTCAGTCCAACACCCTTGTCGCCGCCACCGACCCCCCGGTGCTTAGCAACACCCTCGCAGCCACTCGCGTGCAACATCGTGAGTACATCTGCGACATCGTTGGGTCAGTGGCCTGGTCCTCCCGCTCCTTTGCCATTAATCCCGGTCTCTCTGACAGTTTCCCATGGTTGGCTTCTGTTGCCGGTGCTTTCGAGCAGTACCGGCTCCATGGTATTGTCTTTGAGTTCAAATCAACTTCCGCGAGCGCACTCAATTCCACCAACACCGCTCTCGGGACAGTGATTATGGCGACCGAGTACAACGTCCTGCACCCTCCCTTCGCCAACAAGCGCGAGATGGAGAACTATGTTTATTCCACCAGTTCACCACCTAGCGTTTCGGCGATGCACCCCGTCGAGTGCGCACGTGACGTATCCGTCCTTGATAACCTCTATGTCCGCAACGCCCCAGTTCCTAACACTTCGGACCTCCGGTTTTCCGATTTGGGGAGGTTTCAGATTTCCACTGTTGGAATGCAAGCTGCCGCTACCATTGGTGAGCTTTGGTGTACTTATGATGTGGAGCTTATTAAACCTAAGCTCCCTGATGCCTTTACCACCATCGCCCCGATGCACTACACTTATGACTACGGCACTGACCCAACCGTGACCCGACCCACCGCTACCAACTATTTTGGGACAAGTACTACCCCGTTGGTTCGCCTTTTGGGTAATGGTCTCTCGTCGGTGACACTTAACATCAACACCATCACCTTTACCGCCGCAGGGAGGTACCTGCTTGTCATTAGGTATGCTGGCAACTCGACTGTGAATGTTTCGCAGACGACCACTGTGTCGTCAAGCGTCACTCGAGTCGCAGCTTTTGCCTCCGGATCGGGTGGAGGCAAATATGGAGACGGACAGACGCCGGATGCTGGCTCTACGACCGCCGCCAATTCCTATTGGACTATGATTGATGTGGACACGTCGACGACAACCGCTCCTACGGTCACGTTCAACAGTCCCGTCATGCCAGCCGTTTGCTATGCTCTTGACTTGTTCATCACTCCCTTACCCAACGGTTTCCAGTCGCCAATTTCACCGACTGTTGAGGACCAACTGAGTGAGCTTCGCAGCATAGTCACCCGGCTGACGGTCAGTAATCCTCACGAGGATGAGAAGTATGTTACCATACCTCGTGGGGGCTACTACATTGCTGGGCCCCCCCCTGCAGCGTAGGCTGTGACCCTTGTTTCCCGCGCGTGTGCGCGGGCGCCCCTGGTGTGACTCTTAC